TTTTGTCTGATTTGTTCAGCGCTTGTACCAACCCCAAGGAGTGCTTCTTCTGCTTGCTTGCTTGGTTTTAGTAATTGAGATAAAACTTGACGGATATAAATTGCTGAAGTTCCTGCAGACAAACCAGTACGTGAAAGTGCAGCGACCGATGCTGAAACATCCTCGAACGATGCGCCGAATGCGGCGGCTACAGGCAAAACCTTACCTAAGGCTGGGGCAAATGTATCGGCTTCTGCTTTACCTTCTCGTACTGTTGCAACTAAAATATCGGTTACTTGTGCGGCTGAATATGCTCCTTTGCCATAAGCATTGAGAGTTGAGGTAACAGCATCGGCTACAACCTTGGTTTCTCCAAGACCAGCCGCAGAGGCTTTTGCTGAACTTTCTAAAACTTCAAGTGCACGAGCGTCTTTAATACCCGCTGAGGTGACGAAGTACAAAGCGTCGGCAAGTTCTAGTGGGGCTCGACCTGTTTCTCCAGCAAGAGAAAGAACGCTCTTTTTGAAGATTTCCATTTGAGCAGTGCCAACATTTACCAAACCTTTGATTCGAGCAAAAGTAACTTCAAAATTTCGAGACATTTGAAGTGCCGACTTGCCGACATTTAGCGCAGCACCAAAGAAGGTGTACTTCAAGAGTGATGCCGATTGACGAGTTGCGTCACCAAGTGTTCGCATTGAGATGACACTTTGGCCTAAGCCACGGCTCATACCCATGCTCGCGCCCGTTACTGTGCGCATACTGTTTGTGGCTTGACGCGCGCCAGTAGTATTAATCGTAATTCTTACGTTAAGCGGCAGGCTCCCACTGGCATTAGACATGCCAAAATTTTCTCATACAGAGAAAAAAAACGCAAACAGCAAAAATTTAAATGATAATTACAACGCTATTTTTTATTAGTGGGCATGCCTAAAGCACGAGCAAATTCAAGCAAGTCTTTGTTGCCCGCTCTTTGCTTCATCCAACCCTTGGACTCAAAGATGATTGCTGCTTGAGCTGGACTTATTTCCCAGAATTTTTCGAGCGGCTGGCCGGTTTCGACCCAGAGTCGGAACCATTGGTGCCAGGGGAGTCTTCCGTCCCCAGGTTCAGCGTTTCCGTCAGTGTTTCGTTTAATGTTTTTCTTTGATTTACGGCGAGCTCGGCGCTCTGTCTTAGCATCCTGCTCGCCACCTTGGGGTCCACTCCGTTAGCGATTGCCCACGCTGCTCCAATCACATTTGAATAGTGAAGCAATTCGCCTTCAAGCATCATCTCTCCAACTTGATTAACAGGGAGATTCAGTACAAAAGAAAATGTTTGTCTGATTGAACTAACCGGCAATGATTCAAGTTGGTTTTGCCAATTATCAAGACCTTTGTAATGTGTTTCAATATCAGCAATACTGTTGTTCGTAAATTTAATATTTAATGATTCGGCAACGATATTGCCTTCCGCATCATATACTTTTTCCCACATTGGGGGATTCTCATTAATGTATTTAACTTTTGAGAAAGAGCAGGGAACGCCTTTATTTTTTAGAATTATTGGTGTGTAGTCCATAAGAAAACTATACACCCAAAACCCTGTGCTTGTCCACTAAAAGTAAAGGCCGGTCCAATTAAGGACCGGCCTTTAACTAGCAGATTATTTGGCTTATTATGCGCTTAAGCCAGTTGCGGTTTCGCGGAATGTTACTTCGCCGAAACCAACACCGGTAGCAACTGGGAGAATTGCTTCTGCGTCAAAGCTTGGGCTGCTGAAGTTGTCTGTTGATGCGCCCATGATTGTTCCACCAGTCATTTGGCACTTCGACAAAACAAAAACCATTTCTGCAAGAGAGTTTTCAAGGTCATTGACCAAGAATTCAATCTTGAAGTATGGAAGACTTCCACCAGTGAACTCGTAAGCTGCTGTTTCGGCAGTACCAGTTCCTGCTGTAGTTACCGAACCACCAAACAGTGTTGACATAACTGCAAGGCTGAGCTCGCTATAGGTTGCTGAGAAATTCAATCGGTCAATCTTGCCTTTTTTGGCAAGAACTTTTCCATCACCTTTAAGTTCTGCGGTAATGAAGTTAGGTTCTACAGAAACTTCCTGGATACCAGGAACATCAACTGCGGCACCATAGGTGATTCCGCCTGCTGCGTCTGCAGTAACTGGATAAACTTTGCAATCCTGCACATCGAATGTGACTGTTGAAAGTGCTGCTGGCATTTTAAAACTCCTTGTTTGTTTCTGCTAGTTGTATCTCTTATGAGATACATATTTATACTTACATCATTTAAGGTATAGGAACGGTATCCTCTTAAGGATTAATGCGTGCCCAAACCTTGTTTGAAACAATACCATCTTGAGGCAAGCCAACAGCTTTTTGATAAGCCTTAACAGCCTCTTCTGTCTTCGGACCAAAGTTGCCGTCAACAGATGTCTTGCATCCAAATTTATTTAACAAGGTTTGCAAAGATTTAACTGCTGGTCCATTGCTGCCTAATTTCAAAACTGGATTACTTGCGGCAAATTCTTTTCCGCGACGAACAGGCGCATCAACATTTTGAGGAGCTGCTGCTGGGGCTGCTGCCGGTGCTGCTGGTGCTGCTGCAGGGGCTGCTGGTGCTGCATCAGCTTTTCCGGCGATATTGTTTGCGGCCATCCATTGCTTAACGGCTTCAGGCGTGTTATCACCCTCTGTATAACGTATATGCCATGGCTCTTCTGGGACTACTTCCCAAGAAAATCCAAACTTTACACAATTCTCAACCATCCATTTGAGTCTTTCGCCGCTAGCGGTGTGTACGTCAACAGCCAAGCCGCTATTGTGCTGACTTGTCCCAGGCGCCGCAAGTGGAGCGTTACCCTTTTTTAAATACCATTTTTGACCTTCAAAAGTGCGAGTAGATGCGCCCTCAATTGGCTCTTTTTGATATCGGATTTTAAATGCAGATAGTTGAGAGTCGTATGTTCTGTAAAGGTCTCCGGCAGACGTCGGCTTTAATTCAATGCCGTCAGCGGCGGCGGCAGCCTTCATTGCCATCCACGCATAAGCAGCAGCATGGTGTAGTTTCCCACCGTCCACCTTGACCAGCAATGATTCCGGCAATTTGCCCGGAGTAGTCCCGGCAAGGTCAGTTGGCATTGTTACTTTTTTGATATACAAATTAGACATTTTTTATCTTTCAGTCAGCTGATTTTTTATCTACTTTTTTGAAAACACCATCGATTTCATCAACAGATAACTTACCATCATCTAGGAAAGCGCGGGAGAGGCCTTCAACAACTGTCGCCACTCCAGCTATCCCAGCCATAAAGACTGCTTTTATTACTGGGACACCAGCAATAGTGCCTGCACCGATGACACCTAGTCCGCTTGCGGAAAAGGTCGCCAATATTCGCAGGCCGACATTTTGTAACTGAGTCAAAGTTTGTTTATTCATAAATGTTTGTCGGCACCAGAGAATCCCAGTGCCGCCAACAATTAGTGATTATTTCGAAGCGCTAAAAAACGAAGCGATTTTTGGGTCGCCGATTTTGCTGCTTGCAAACGACAGAACTGCTGCCACTACTGGCATGCAAAGAGCTGTGAGCATCGGGTCTACGCTGTACTTGTTGCAAAGATAAACAACAACACCCATAGCACCACCTTTTGCTGCTTGGTCTACGTGCTGGTTGGTGAGGTTAACTTCTTTAGCAGGTGCTGACTTAGCTGAACCCATTTTTTCTCCTTAAGATAAATATTTCAACCCGGACGGGTCGATATAAGTCTTAACGAATGAGTCGTATAGCCAGACTATGGTCTGGGCTTGTTTTGTTTGTCCAGTATGCGCTTCATCAAGTCGCCAATAATACTTTTGTTTTCGACATCGTCGCCTTCGGTTACTGCATCAACGACAAGTCTCTTTGCTTCGACTAAATCGTAAATATCTTCGTCAATAGTATTTGCGCCAAGCAAGTACCAGGCTTGTACATTATTTTTTTGTCCAATTCGGTGACACCTATCTTCTGCTTGGTCGTGTTCTCCAGGCGTCCAACCTTGTTCAACAAAACATACATCTGATGCGGCGGTCAAGGTAAGACCCACGCCACCAGCCTGAAGGTTCAACACAATCACTCTGGCTTTTGGGTCATTCTGGAATGTGTCGACGGCATTTTGACGGGACTCCAATGAATCCCTACCACTAATTCTTAAGCCGCCATATTTTTCAGCCAATTTATCTACGAGCGAAACATGATGAGCAAAGACAATCAGTTTTCGGTCGCATGATTCCAAGAACGAATCAATCCATTCCGTAACAGATTCAAACTTTGCTTCTCCCGCTAGCCGCTTAAGAATTCCGGTCCTTCTTAGGTGCTCTGCGGAGTCTGACTTGCGATACCCATGTTCAGCAAGAAACGACACAAGGTCTACTTCTGCTTTTTTATACTCCTTATAACCAAGCCCAGACGGCTCAACATGGATGACACTTCTCAGTTTTGGCGGGAGCTCTTTGAGTACCTCATCCTTTGTCCTTCTTATATAGCATGTTTGTCTCAGTTTTGTATTTAGCTCCGAAAGATTAGAAGCACCTTTGGTATCCCATCCAAATCCATTGTGGTAGGCGGCGGTATACCTTTTAAGAAAAGCCCATTTACCACCAAAAGCACCAATCGTGCCCATAATTTCAAGCTGACTAACTAGCTCTTCTGGTCGATTGGTCACTGGGGTGCCAGATAATAAAAGCACTGTGCCGGAACGCGGCACGGCTTTGGCTATTTCTTTTGCTGATTTTGCTCTTTTCGAAGCACTATTTTTAACGTAGTGTGACTCGTCAAAAATTAAACCATTTGGCGATAGGTGTGTAATCGCCTCGGTAAATTTATACAGAATGTCGTAGTTGACAACATTAATATCCGATGAGGTTATGTCCGATTTGCCGGAAACAACATTTACGGTCCTGTGAGGCATCCATTTGTTGGCTTCGCGTTTCCAGTTTTCTTTAAGTGAAGCTGGGCAAATAATAACTAACGGAAAGGCATTCTTATACTCCGCAATAGCCAAAGCCTCAACAGTCTTTCCCAAACCCATTTGGTCGGCTATCAAGCACCTACTGACTTGAGAAGCATAAGAAACAGCAGCTTTTTGATACGGCATTAACGTACCCTTGAGGGTCGGAACATCAATATCTGCATCAGCCGAAGTTGATTTTTCGAGCAATTCGGTTTCGGTTTTGGTTTGTTCTAAAATTATCTTTCTTAAATCATCGGACATTTCAAGGTTGAATTTGTCAGCTATCTCTATGGCAACAATAGATATTGGGGTAATCCAGACTTTCTTTTTTACGTCCCACATTCTGTTGGGAATAGATTTGACAAGATTAACTATTTGCGCATTAAAAGGAAAATTAAAAATCAATTTATTTGTCTTGGATAAAGTGATTGAACCAAGGCCATTTTCTAGCCTTGTGTGATATTGCCCAAATACATCGGCAAGACCATCGGCGGCTTTAAAGCCGTAATTATTTACCAAAGAAGCCACTTGCTCAACAGCTTCCATGGGTGCTACCCAAACATTGTTGCTTGATATCCACTGGATTCCTTCAATTGTTTTAAGAATTTCATTGAGTTGTTCGTTGTATTCTGCTTCTATTATATAGGCCGAATCGTTGGTGTAGACAGCATTTTTATTTAATTTTTTTCGGCTTTCATAAATTAAAGCCAGGTCCTTAGATGCAGAATAATGAGTTCTTGGTGGGGCTTTAATCTCATCATAATCAATACCAAACTTAGCTAATTGATTTTGATATTTTGCTAAAAGCAGCCAAGCCTCATAAGTAATAGCTTGGGTCCAATGAGAAGAATTTAAAAGCGCAATTTGAAGCCCGAGTTGTGCGTCAGAGCGGCTAAAACCAACACCATCACTAGATGAAGCCCCATTGCAAACATTAGCAATAGTGGTAATCGACTTAACCAATTGCTGGTTGTCGTAAATAATTAATCCTGAATTACTGTTGCCCATAGTTTGTAATCGTGGGCTTCCGCAGTGTATTGATTCTCAATTGACGCTCTACGGTGAGCAATAATTGCCTTAGTCAATTTCTCAATTTCTTCAACGTGGTTAATTCTTGGGTCGTCGCCCAAAAGTGACCGAACTTCGGAAAGTCTTTGACTAACGCCGTTTCGATATCTCATTGACTTTCTGACCCAATCACTAAATTTTTGTTTTTCTTCAAAATACTCAGCAGCACTAAGCATCCCGAGCTCTACATCTTTGGCCATCAGGTCGATTCTATTTTTATGAAATGCAACTTGGGAATCGCAATCCGACAATGCCGTTATTAAAGCTTGACACCACGCAAATCTATTTTCTGGCCTTTGAAGCCATTCAACATCTTTTTCCGGCGCAGTACCTTTGCACTCTTGCTTGGCCATTTCAAGCACATTTTTATCTATAGGCATGGAAGCTCCTTAATTATGTAAAAAAATTGAATATTAACCAGTTGTCAATTATAACAGGGGAAAAGACAGTAGCGACTGTTTATTTGACTTCTTTATGGTTTAATAGGTGCTGGTCTAATTTTTCGGAAATAACATTAATTTGGTCGTAATTGTTATCAACTTGTTTTTCGACCCTATCGATAGACCTGCCCAGGTTTTTGCCCATTGTGTCTATGTTTTTATTGGTCATATTCAAAAGAGTAACCACATAATCGTGGTCGGCCTTGTTATTGACCCATCTTTGCTCAGCCAATGCCTGAGATAGTTTAGCTTCTTGCCCTCGTTTTTTACCCGAACGATACACGAATTGCATATATCCAACACTTATAAGGCTGGATGCAGTGATGAGCGCTACAAGTACGTCATTCATTAGAATCTGGCTCTTGCATATGAAGCCACATCGCACCCAAGAAGGCAAAGGCTGTCGCCCATAGTGCAACTTTTTGGGTAAAGCCAGAAAGCGTAAAATACATCACGATTGAACCGGCAAGGGTAAACCCTAAACCAAAAATACCGTAAGTAAACTTTTTAAAGAATTTTTTCCAGTCCAAGACTTTTTCTCCATTCACGTACTTATAAATGCTCAAATACTTAATCCATTCTAAACCATCCCAAGCTATTTCTCCTGCAGCCTCACTTTCCTCTTCTTTCCGTGCGTTAAATTGATTTCCATTGTTTGGGTTACCACCTGTAGGGCTTGAATTTGGAGCAGGCGAAGTACCACCAGCTGATAAGCCAATACTGACTGCGGCAACTGTGACCAAACTTGCAACTATTACAGTCCTTCTTGAACCCACATCGATGGTCGACCCAATAGCTACATAGTCGTCAAATACGCCAGCGAAGACATTAATTTCTTCTTCAAATGCTTCTTTGACTTCAGTTGGTGCTTCTTGAACCGCCTCTACGATTGCGGCGCCATCCTCTGGCGACACCTCTGACGCAACCACGGCATCAAACACTTCCGTTGCTTGTTCGCCGTCAATGCTCGCCAACACTTTGGGGCTTGTTGCAAGCTCTGTTGCTTGTTCCGCATCAACTCCACCTTCCTGTTGAATAATCAAAGTAACCACTTCAGCGACCTGTTCTTTGGAAATAACTTCAGATTCAAGGACATTAACTATCGCTTCAAACTTTTCTGCGTCAAGTTCGGTTTCTAAAACCACAGTAAATGTTTCAATCAAAACTTCGTCAGTTACTACTTCGTCAAAGATGGCATCAATTACGGTGCTAAATTCTTCTGCGTCAAGTTCGCCCTTAAGAACCTCTTGGGCCAATTCAATTGTTTCTTCGTCCGAAAGGTCTCCATCAAATACAGCGTTAAAAACTGCCGCTAATTCTTCTTTTGATAGGTCTGCTTCCAAAAGGTCGTCTACGACTGCACCCACTTGCTCGACAGATGCCTCTTCGCTAAATACCGCTTCCATAACGGAAACAAGTTGTTCTTTATCTAATTCTTCGGACAACAATGAAGTAAGGACTTCAGTTACCTTTTCTGTGTCTGAAATATCCTCAAACACTTTGTCAAGCACGGCTTCAAACTGGTCGTCAGATATTTCCGTCAAATCAACTTCCGTAATGATTTCCAGTATTTCTTCAGCAGAAGCGTCATCTGGCAAATTGTTGAATTCTTCTGGAAGGTCAGTAGAATTATCTGATGGATTATCTACTTCTACCGTTTCAGGCTCTGTGGGCTCTACTTCTACTGGGGGCAAAGTTGTTTCTGTTGGTTCCGACTCTTCTGGAATGGTCGCTACTGGCTGTTCGGTTTCAGGCAATGTTTCTTCTGGAAGCGTCGTTACCGTGGATTCTTGCTCAGGTTCTGTGTCTGGCTCTGGTGGGACTGTGGTACCAGTTGGCGATGAGTCGCCATCGCCACCGCCACCGTTATCGGATTGACCAGAATCATTGGGACCTGGAGCGGGCTGATAGGG